ACCACAAGATGTGGGCTCATTGACAAATGAATTGTACATGCCAGAGCGTGCTATTAATTACTACCAAACGGCATTATCACACAAACTATCACTTCAATTACCTGGTGTAGATATAAATCGAATTCAATATATAGAACAGCAAGCATTGCAAGCACGCCAACAATTTGAAGATGAAGACAGAGATAAAAGTCCAATCTACTTTCAACCTAACATAAGTTACTATACAAGATGACCGGCGCATATCAACAAACTTATGATAATTTAGTAGCAGATGTCATAACATATATGGAACGTGACGATGCTGGATTTATCGCACAGATTCCTAGTTTAATTGGTTTGGCTGAATCTGCTATTGCAGCAGAATTAAAATCACTATTACAATTAACTGTGGTAGAAACAACATTGGCCGCAAACCAAGTTATATTAAATAAACCAGCTCGTTGGAGAAAAACCGTTTCTATGAAAGTAAACGGTGCTCCAATTCTTATGCGTTCACAAGATTACATTGCTCAGTATCAGTCTGAATCTACTACTGGTACTCCTTTGTATTACGCTGAATATGATTATAACAATTGGGCAATTGCTCCAGCACCTGCTAGTAATTCTTCAGTGGAAATTATTTACTATAGTGAAATTCAACCGTTAGATACAACTAATCAACAAAATTTATTTACCCGTGAGTGTCCTCAAGCTATGTTATTTGGCACACTATTACAAGCTCAGGGCTATTTAAAAGCGTTGGACAAATTGCCTGTTTGGAAATCATATTATACCGATTCCCTTGCTGCGCTCAAAAAAGAAGATAATAGCCGTCGTATTGATAGAAACACGACAATACAGGAACCTTAATATATGCCAACATTTACATCGCCGTTTACTGGAACCGTTGTTCAACCAACGGATGTATCCTACTATGCCCTTAATTTTAGTGTCAATACAGAATTGTATTGGTCTGCTGTTGTTAATCCAACACAAGTTCCAGCGGCACGTATTATGGACTGTGTGCCATCAACTACAGGATTAACGGTAGTATTACCGCAAGGTGACCAAGGTGCTGTTGGCACAGACATTTTAATTCGCAACAAAGGTTCTGTTGCGTTTACAGTAACTGCTTTTGGTGGATCTCAATCTGTTACGGTAACAGAAGGTACATCACGCTATTTTTATTTATCAGATAACACTACAACTGCTGGCACATGGCAAAATGTACAATTTGGTACTGGAACATCTGCGGCTGATGCTGCATCATTACAAGGTGCTGGTTTAACTACTGTTACTGGTCAACTTGCTACAACTAGCAACATTGTTCAAGTTTCTTCTTCTCCAAGTATTACCGACAATAGCCGTGCTGCTACTTTTGTATGGACAAGCGGTAACGGTACTTTTACATTACCCAATGTAGCCACTTTGTCTGGCGGTTGGTTTATTGGTTTTAGAAATAACGGTAATGGCACTTTATCAATTACCCCAACATCACCATCGTTAATTAATGGTTTAACAACCATTTCAACCAATCCTGGTGATTCTGGTTATATTCTTTACGAGCAATCCACTGGTAATTTCTTTACTGTTGGTTGGGCGGTTCCCTCAAATGTTACTTTTACTTCGGCAACATACGATGTAGATAGTATATCTGGTACTGCACTAAGCTTAGTATCTTACGCACCAATCATTCAAACTTATGTTGCGTTATCTGGTACACGCACTACTACACTTAATGTCACATTACCTGCCATTACTCAAATTTATGTACTAGTAAACAATACTAGTTCTAGTGCATATAACATTTCATTTAATGTATCAGGTGCATCAACACCCCCTATTATATTAACAGCGGGTCAAGTAGTTACTGCACTTAGTGACGGTAATATATTGTTTTCATTAACACAAACTACTAGCGGTATATTTTTAGCAAACAATGGTTCTGCTACAGCTCCATCACATTCGTTTAATTCTGACACTACTACAGGTATGTATTTAGTTGGTACAAGTGTACTAGGGTTTACTGCTAATGCTATTCAAATGTTGCGAATTGATAACACCAATACATCTAGCCCACAAATTTTAACTCCAGCAACATTTAACGCTGGGTTAATCCCCGGTGGCACATTCTAATGGCTGACCAACAGCAACAGCAAGTTCCAGATCAGTACAATCTTGTTTATACATTAGGTGTTCAACCTGGTATTAAACGAGACGGTACTCAATTTGAATCTCGTGAATATAGCGATGGAGTATGGTGTCGTTTTCAACGTGGCACACCTAAAAAAATGGGTGGCTATCGTCAACTATTTTCCACATTTAGTGGCATTTTGCGTGGCATGATTACTAACGCCTATAATGGCGTTAACTATGTTTTTGCTGGTTGGTCTGGTGGGCTTAATGTATTTACCACTGGTACTACATTTGGTGTTGGTTCTGGTCCGTACGATGCTATATTTACGCCGGGCTATTCGCAGTTTACTTATGCCACCTTGGTCACCAACACAATGACCATTACCACGCCAAATACGGATTTAACTTCTGTATTCCCCGCTGGTACCAAAGTTATTTTTAATCAAACCACACCTGTTGTATATACAGTAGCAAGCTCTTCATTTGCTTCTGCCACAACAACTGTGGTATTTACTGCATCAGTAACCACAACTCACACGGGTCAAGTTTGGTTATATAACTATTCATTTCAACCAGATGACCGTAACTTGTGGCAGTTTGATTTGCAATATAGCCCACAAGGTGGTGCATTAGAATTAATAGCACACCCTGGTTTAAATTTAAATAACATTGACAATGGTGTACCTACTCAAGTACAAGTAGGAAGCATATTGCCAAATTCATCTGAGCAGTGGACATTTACTGGTTTAGCAGACACAGGGGGTTCAAATCCAACCTATAAACCCATTGTTGTTGACGGGGGTGTTTGTGTATTGTACCCATATTTATTTGTATATGGCTCAAACGGATTTATTGCAAACAACCATGTCTCTACTACATATAACCAACAATCGTTAAATGATTGGAATGGTAATACCGCCAACCAAGTTAACATGTCTTCTAGTAAGATTGTTAAAGGTATGCCAATGCGTGGTGGTACCAATTCACCATCAGGTTTATTTTGGGCAACTGATAGTTTGATTCGTGTTTCTTTTACTGGTGCTGCTCCGTACTATTGGAGATATGATATTGTCTCTAGTCAAATTTCAACCATGTCTTCATCTTGTTTTGTCGAGATGGATGGTTCATTTTATTGGATGGGTGTTGACCGTTTTTATGTATACAATGGTCAAGTTAGTGTTTTACCAAACGATAAAAATGTAAATTGGTTATTTGACAATCTTAACTACGAACAACGTCAAAAAGTATGGGCAACTAAAGTACCTAAGTATAATGAAATTTGGTTTTTTTATCCCCGTGGTTCTGCAACAGAATGTACCGATGCTATTATTTATAATGTCAAAGATAAACTTTGGTACGATGCTGGTTCTGCTGTAGGCGCTCAAAGATCTTGTGGTTATACTACAGAGATTTTTCCTACACCAATTTGGGCTGATTGGAATTACGGTGCTGTATATAGTCAACCGTTTACTGTTAGTTCTCGCCCCGCTAGTTTACCGGCTCCAAATACAAAACAAATTTATGTAGCTGGTGATGTTACTGGAACATTTAGTCCTGGTGATTATTTGTCATTTTCTACAGTACCACAAGATACAACATATCGAATTGTTACTAGTACTTTTACTTTTAATTCTACTATTCGACCTTTATATCCAAAAGGTGTTACTTTAATTACTTGCTCAACAGCATTTAATCCAACGGCATCTGTAGGTAGTTTAGTATATTATATTGCTGGCGGTTACCCAATTTGGCAACATGAATACGGATTAAATAAGATATCTTTTTCGGGTGAAACTTCTGTTTTGTCAAGTTTTACCACTTGCGATATTAGTTGGGTTGGCGGAACGCCAGCGCAAGATAGTCCTTCTGGCGTTAATCGTCGTATGCATATGCGTCGTGTGGAACCAGACTTTGTGCAAGGTGGTGATATGACCCTAACTATTTTGGGTCGTAAATTTGCTAGGGGTGATACCACTACAAGTGATCCATTTAATTTTGGCCCAAACACAGGCAAAATTGATATGCGAATTGAACATCGTGAAGTAACTCTACAGTTCTCTTCTGATACAATTGATGGTAACTATGAAATGGGACGCATCCTAATTACTTCAGAGTATGGTGACGAACGTCCATGACCACTTCTATTCAAGAATTTTTTCCGTTTGTTCCAAATTTAATGGATTGGGAAAGCTGGAATGGTAATGTAATTATGTGGTACGGGCAAGAAAACATTCCGTTTCACATAGAAGAAGAATGGCAAACCACAGCAAAATGTTTGGCTCAATCGCCTACTTTTTCAGCGTATCCAGTACCCGATCCAGACTTATTTCAAACATGGCAAGACTGGGCTACAGAATTTACATTAATCATTAATGGCCCTTCTCATTAGGGCGAAAACACTCTAATATTTGCATAGGTAGATATAGGGTAAATATAAAGGCTAAGATGGTAGTCGATAGCAAACAGCAACAATTAAAGTTTGACGATATTGTGAAGATTTCAGTTCAAGAAACGAAGTCTCAATATCCCGCGCCTATTGCTCTTGTAGGTATTACCAAAGAAATTACTATGCCCGGCGTTACTACTTCTCGTATTGGTAACACCATATTTATTGTGCATACAAATAAAAAAAACCCAAAGCATATTTTCTTTCGAGCTTTGAATGCTGATACTGGCAAAAATTATGTTGAAAATAGTAAAAAATTTACGGAACAAATGAAGAAAAAAGGGTACACCGCTATGGTAACCCAATTTCAAGATCCTACTATTTTAAACATATTTAAGGCGATTGCTAGAAACAAACCCGCTGATATGGGTTACGCTGTGCAAAAATCAAAGGATGGAAAAACATATCAAGTGTCTGTACAACTTAGCAAAGGGCATAAATAATGAGCTCAGTTGTTGATACAGTTAGTGATTTTGCTGGCGATGTTGTTGATACTGTTGGCGATATTGGTCAATCTGTTATTGATGCTGGTAGTCAAGTAGTTGATACTGTTGGTACTGCCGTATCTGATGTAGCTCAAACTGTTGGTGAAGCCGCTGCAGATATGGATAAAGCAGTAAGTGATAACATCCCTGGCGGGTGGGCTACTATAGGTGCGGTTGCACTTACTATAGCTACTGCAGGCACAGTAGATCTTGAAGGCGAAACTATGGCAGCAGATATTGCTGCTGAAGGTAGCACTGGTGCTGGTGCTGTCGGAGAAGGTGCTGCCACTGCTGGAGAAGTTGCTGGAGAAGGTGCCGCTGCCGCTGGAGAAGGAGGTTCTGGATTAACCTCTGGTGCAGTAGATGCTACTTTAAATGAAGGACTTAATGGCACGCAAGCAGCATTAGAGGCCGCAGGTAAAGGTGCTATTAAGGGTGCCGCAATCGGTGCCGCTAAGTCTGCAATTACTGGCGGTGATGTTGTTCAAGGTGCGTTAACTGGTGCTGTTGCTGGAGGTCTTGGTGGCGGTATTGGTAACTATGCTAGTGGTTTAACTGAAGGTACAGATTTAGCAGACTACGCTAAAGCAGTGGGTGCTGTTGCTGGTGGTACAGCGGCTGGTGCTGGATCTGCTGCAATAAACGGCGCTGATCCACTGACTGGTGCTTTAATTGGCGGAATCGCTGGTGGAGCTGGTAGTGTAGCTTCTAACTTAATGCCTGTAGATGTTAACCCAGCAATTACAAGTGCTGGGTTAGGTGCTATTAAAGCTGGTTTAACTGGTGGCGATCCACTTATGGGTGGTTTAACTGCCGCTGGCGGATCGTTACTGGGTCAAGGTGCTAACGCTGGTTACGATGCTGGTAAAGAATTCTTAACTGGTTTAAATTTGAATGATACAAATACACCAGCGTCTAATCCAGAATACGATAAATTAGTTGCTGCACTAGGTGGTAGCAAAGAAGCCGCTGATGCTTGGTTACAAGGTCAAAATGCAGATGTGCAAAAAGCATATGCTCCAGTAACTGGTGTAACAACTGAATTTGTTAATTCTGATGTACCAACAACTAATACACCGTTAGTTACTCCAAAAGATGCTTTTCCAGATAAATCAAGTCCAACTGGATTTAGTAATAATGATGGTCAACCAGTAAATGAAGATGGTAGTGCTTATAAGTCGCCGTTAGACGAATTATCAAATCCAAGTACTGGTGGTTTACCAAACACTACTAATGATAATAATTATATTCCCAATCCAAATCCAGCTTTAGATAATCGAGATGTTGGAAATGGTGAAAATCCAGATCCTAATTATGTAGCCCCTCAAATTCCCGGCGAAACAATAGGTGATGGCTCGGGTTCGGGATCTGGTAGTAGTGGTTCTGGTAATATTAATGCTGGTGGTAGCAGTGGTGTTGGTGCTGGTATTGCTGCTGGTGTTGGTGGTTTACCAGCTGCAGCAAAACAATTAAGCGGTCAAAATGCTAGTACTGGATTAATGAACTTAACCCCTGGTTTAACACACGCAATGAATTCTTATAGTTTAGCAGGACTTCCTTCAGTGCAAACATACTCCACTGGCGGATCAACTACCAATTCATCTTCACTGTTTGATGATAAAGGCGGTTATAATTACAGTAATACTAGCGACACTCCATTAACACCAGCGTTAACTAAACATAATGTTGGTTATACTTTAACTGGTTTACCTACCTTTAACAAAGCTGAAGGTGGTTTAATTGCTCATATGGCTGGCGGTGGTCAATTTGGAAGTGGTGGAAACTATTTTGGAAGTAGTGGAAATTTTGGCACCAACGAAAAACCAGAATATCCACAAGAAGCTGAACACAAACCTCGGTTTTACTCTGAGGGTGGTGCTTCCATGGCGCATCGTTATGTTAAAGGCGATGGTGATGGCACAAGCGATAGCGTGCCAGCGATGTTGGCTAACGGTGAATTCGTTATCCCAGCAGATGTAGTATCCAATTTAGGTAATGGTAGTAACGATTCTGGTGCTAAAATACTAGATGAATTTTTGCGTGTTATTCGGGAACACAAACGCAAAGCAGATGCCAAGCATCTTCCTCCCGATAGTAAAGGTCCGCTGTCTTATTTGACAGATGCAAAACGTAAAGCGAGAAAATAAAATGGCTGGTTTAAATAGTATTATTTCTAACACAGGGCAACAAACCACAACTTTACCAAGTTGGTTTGATACTGCTCAACAAAATGTGGTTAGTCAAGCTGGTCAAGCTAATGCTGCTGCTCCAGCGCCAGGACAAACTGTTGCTCAAAATGCAGTAAACGCATTATCTGGTCCAACTAATGCATTTACTCAAGCTGGCGGAACTTTACAAAATATTGCTTCTGGCGCGGCTAATCCGTTCATGACTGATGTTTCTGGTAATGTAACTCCTAATACCCAAACAGCTTTGGGCGGATTATTTCAAGCACAAAACCAACAGTTACAACAACTTGCTCCAAACATTATGGATCCAGTTACTGCTGGCGGCACGGGTTCTGGTCAGTTTGGTAGCTTGCGTACACAAACTGCTGCTGACAAAGCATTGGCTGATGCACAAGCTAATCTATTTGCTCAACAAAACCAAGCCGCTCTTCAGAATCAACAAACTGGTGTTGCAGCAGCTCAAGGTGCTGGCACTGTATCCCAAGAAAACATTAATAACTTACTACAAACTGGTCAGTATCAACAAGCCGCTCCGTTTATTAATGCATCTAATTACGGCAAAATTCTTGGTGGTATTCAAGCTCCTACCACAGTCAATAACCAAACTCAATTATCTCCATTAAATCAAATTGCTGGTTTGGTATCTGCTCTTGGTGGCCCATCTGGTACAACTGGTTTATTAGCTCAATTAGGTATTGCAAACGGTCTACAAGGATTAATTAATAAATTCCCTGGTTTTAGTAGTAATAGTAACCCTTACATTCCTAATGCAAATCCAGCTTTAGATAATCGAGATGTTGGAAATGGTGAAAATACAGATCCAAATTATGTAGCCCCTATTGCTAGTTCCGAGGACATTTAATATGGCAGATGCAAATACACCAACAACTGAATCTGGAGCGTTAGATGTTCTTACCGCTAAAACTGGCACTACTGCAAAACCCGGCATTGTAAACCAAAGTATTTTGGAAGATATGCAAAAGTTGTATGACCAAAAACTTGCCGAAAAGAATTACTTTTTGCAAGATTTGGCTGATGCTTCTGCTTGGTGGTCAGGTGGTGCTGCTGGTCCGTCTGCTGGTTTAGCTCAGCGTGCTCAAACTCGTGCGTTGCAATCTAAACAGTTAGAAGATTTACAAGCACAACTATCACAAGGTAAAGTAAATCTTTCTCAATTAGGTGAAGCTAATACCTCTATGGGTGAGCCTCAAGCTGGCATATCTGGTTTACCTACTGGTGGTGCTCAAGCCCCTACTGGTGCCCCCGCTGGTGGATACACCATCCGTGGCGTGCCAGTGCCAGTGCAAGTATACAAAGCTTACCAAGCGTATGTAAAACAAGGTAATCTTGCTAAAGCAAACGAAGTGTTTGATTCTTATGCCAAAGAAGAAACTAAATTTTTAACTGCCCCAGCAACATACAAGCAAGACGAATATTGGAATGAAGCCGCTGGTAAAATGGAGCGTAAAACACCAATGGAAGTGCGTGGTGGCGTTACTCCTATTTCTACAGCTCGTAGTGCCCTTGTAGCCAATGCAGAAGCTCCTAGTGCTCCTACCCCACAAGCCACAACACCAACTGACAATCGTGATGTTTACCGCTTTGAGAATTTAAGTGACGCGGCAAAAGAGCGTTTAAATAACTATGCTAAAACAGAATTAGGTCTTCAAGGCGATGCTATGAAGCGTGCTGATGCATCTGAGTTGTTTAACAGAATGCCGATCGAGCAACGCAGAAATGCTTTCTTAAAATCTGGTGAAACACCAGTAACGGCTCCAACACAAATGGCGGCAACTGCTCCATCGGCTGCAGTTACTCCTACTGCACCAACTACTACTGGTAAACCAATAACATACTCAGATTACTTGTCTAGACAAGCTGGTGAAAAGAATTATCAAGAGCAAACACAAACTGCCGCTGGTAAAGCCGCAGGTACTCGTCAAGGTGCTTTTGAGTCTGCAGCGGTTGATGCTTCTAAAGACTTACAAAACGCTAATGTAATGTTAAACATTATGGATAAACATCCAGAAGCAGTTGGTTTTGGTTATAAAAATCGTGCTCTTGGTACAGCCATTGAAGGTGTTAAATTACTTACTGGTAAAGACATTGAGCCTTTGGCTCGTCGTGCTGCGTTGTCTCCAGAGGCAATTGAAGCTGGAAACAAATTTGATGCTTTAGCAGAAACAAACAATTTGAAATTCCGTCAAATGGTTTATAAAGGTACTGGCCAAGTTTCTGACTTTGAAACCAAATTGTCTGAACGTGCTTCTGGTCTTGCTCGTGATAATAGCTTGGAAGCCAACCGCTTCTTTGCTACAGTTGCTGCAGAAAACTACAGAACAATGGATAAACTTGGTAAAGATTGGCAAGAGTATCAAGCCAAGAACCCTGGCGCAACCTTTGCTAAATTTGAACAATCAGATACATGGAAAAATGCACAAGCCGATCGTGAGAATCGTTTAAAGAAATACTTTCCAGAAATTGAGCGCGGTGATTTAGGTTTTGGCCCAAAAGCACCAAGTAAAGGTGCTGACTCAAAAGAAATAGAAGGTTGGAGACAACGCTACGGTAATAAGAAAGAGATGCAATAATGGCTGACAACATTCAAGAGTTGCAACAACTTCTTCGTGCCGCTGATGCTAAAGCTCAAGCTGGTGATGTTCAAGCTCAAAAGGATGCTCAAGGAATTTACGACCATATTCAACATCTTGAAGCTCAATCTAAAAAACAATCTAGTGAAGAGTTTCCTCCTTTAATTGCTGGTGGTCTTGGTGAAGCGGCTTTGCTTACTGGAAAAGCCGCTCAAGTTATTAATCAATTTAAAAACATTCCACAAACGGTTAAGGATGTTGCTGCTAATCAAAAACAACATAATGAAGTACTAGCAGACTTGATTAAACAAAATCAAATGATGCAAAATCGTGGTGTGTCCACACCTAATGCAGATATTAACTGGACAAAATCTATGACTGGTATTGCCCCAGAGGGTTCTACTATGTCTAAAGAAAGCCTAAATACTGCAGGTGGAATGAAGAGTGCTATTCAAGCTGGTGGTCCGGCTGCTGGTGGTTCTATTAGCCCAAGTGGTAATGTTATTATTCCGCCCAATTTAAAAGAAGAACGACAAGTTGCCAATGCACTTCGTAACGCTCAAATTGCTCAACAATTAAAAGAATCTAGCCTCATGGGTAGACTTGGTAAATATGGTTCAACGGCGGGTAATCTTGGTGGTAAAGCATTATCAAAAGCCAATCCTTATTTACAAGCATTTAGTATGCCTTACGAAGTTGCTGATGCTTACAATAAATTTAATCGTGGTGACAATGTTAGTGGAGCTTTAAGCACCATTGGTGCTGGAGCTGGTGCTGCATCACTATACCCACCATTGACTATTCCTATGGGTGCTCTTTCACTAGGTGCTCATGGTGCTGATGTAGCTTATCAAGAATATCTAAGACGCAGAGGTCAACCACAACAAGGGAATGAGCAACAACCTGCTCAATATGCAACTGGCGGTTTAGTTTTTAGAAGGTAACTGATGGCCTATATTGATCCTATCACTGGCGCCTATGTCGCTGATAGTTTAGATGCACTCCCGCCGGGATACAACCAGCCTAAAGCTGGTAACGAAGCCAATGTGGCTAAGATGCGTGCCGCTCTTAACAACAGCTGGGACAACAACGAACCCCTTCCCAATCTGGAGCGTCCTGCTACAGATCCATTTAGTCTAATCAAACAAGCTTACCAGCATATGCCGGGCGCGGCTTTGCCTCAAGCTTCTATTGCGGCATTATCAGACATGCTGGGAGGCACTGTAGGCAACCTCTATGGTGTTGGTAAGCAAGCCCTTAGTGGTGAGTTAGGCAACCCCGAAGCTGGTAACCAAGCATATGCTGACGCACAAAGACTTGCTCAAGCATTACACTATCAACCCCCTACACAAGCTGGTCAAGATATATACAACGCCTATAATAGAATAGGCGAGGTTACTGGTCCACTGCCCGAGTTGTGGAATACCCGCATGCGGTTTACTCCAGATGACCTTCATGTATTGGGTAAAACAGCAACCGAAGACTTCCGTAATTTTGGATCTGATTACGCAAATGCTAAAGCTGGTGTACAGCGTGAGTATCCAACTGCTGGTTCTCGCGCTGCTCAGTTTACTGATGTAGCTGGTGATATGGTTCGTCCTATGGCTGAAAAAGCATACGACATGTATATGAACCCGAGAGATGCCGAATCGTTTGGTATTAATCCAGTATCAAACCTTAGTGGGTTAGCTCCCTCTGGTGGTCCAATGTACGCTGTCAAACCAAAAGGTGGCAACTGGCCAACCAATTTGGGTTCTACATTACCACTAAAAGAGCAAGGTGAATTGGGTGAGCATTTATCTAAAATTCAAATCAATGATCCCGTTGATGCTTTTGAAAACCAACTTAAAAAACATCATGCTGGATATTTAGATACCCATAGATTAGAAACAGCTTGGAAAGAATTTTTACAAACCTATCTAGCAGACCATGAACCAGAGATTAGACAGCGTATAAAATCCGCAAATGATATAAAAAGAGAAGCTGCTCAACAATTTACTGAAAATTTTAATATTGAAGCGGTAAATCAAGAACCAGCGGGTAAATTTTTAAACAGCCCATCCCAAATTGAAGCTATAGCTCCTGCGTATAACTCATGGGTGATGGGACCATACCAAAAATACTTGACCAATCAGTATGCTACTGGTGTGGAAACAGATCCGCTGTTACAAGTCATTGAAAAACTAAATCCACCAATTGAAGTATTAAAACCATACACTCCAGAACCGTCTGATTTTGATATACGCAGTGCTGAAGATCGCAGAAGTGCGTCTATGCAAAGATATCAAAGAGCTGGTTTGGATTTAAGCGATCCACGATACGCTAATATTGGCAAACAAACTGCCGTAACTCCTGCTGGTCAAAGAGCTGAAATGGCAATGGATAGATCTGTATATCCAAGTGTTTACCAAATTAGTAATTTTGATGATACTGATAAATACCCAGGTGGAACTAAATTAAATAAAAACGCAGTGATTAGTGATTTGCTAAGTGTTCCAGAAGAAAGTCTATTGCCTTCTGTCCGTAAAAAAGTATTGAATGATTTACTGTCTGGTAAGATGTCGCCAGATAAATTAGCAAATGCCTTACCGGCCAATGTTGCGCAACAAATTATTAAAGATTACCAAGCAGAGCAACAAAGTAAAGCTAATGTACAAAAAGCAAAAGACACATGGCGACAAGCTCGTTTTAATGATATTCAATCTGCCGTTCCCTATAGCGATGGTTCTAAAATACAAGTCATTACAAAAGAAGATGCTAATACAAACGAGAATTTAGTATTGCGTGATCTGGGTCAAAGCACCATTGATTTAAATCAGTGTATTGGTGCGGGTTGCCATAATACTGCAGACTATCCAAGTGGGCATGGTCCTTTTATTGAGCCACACACTGGTAAATCTCCAAAGGGTGCCTATAAATATGAGGACACTCATGTAAAACGTTATATGGAACGTTTGAAAAAAGGCGAAACTGAGATTGCTCGTTTGCTTGATTCAAACGGTGTTGCGCAAGCTTCTGTTGAATTAAGAGTGAGAGATCCTAAAGATGTTAAAGGGGATGCAGTTGCTCATCGAGAATTTATAAAAGATTGGTTGCAACAGAATGATAATAACACATATACTATTGTTATGGATCAAGGATTTTCTGGATCTGGCAATACTAAAGCAGCGTTGTTTGCAAAGCATCCCGATTTAGAAAAAGCATTTGATGCTTATTTTAGACCAGTTGCAGAAAAAGAAGTTTATGAAATGAAGGGTAAGAATAACGGGGAAATTCTTCCCGAATATATGCCACAGATGGTTGAATGGTTAAACAGTATGGGTGACCAATTAACTGATGTTCGTGATTTTGATAAATTACCCGATGTTGTTGATTTAAATAAAACATATGATTCTCTTGCTAAAATATATGATAAACATCCTCATTGGGATGCTAACACAGTTGAGGATTTCCTTGATAAAGTAACCGATGAAAAATTACTTCCAAGGTTTTTTACTGGCGATGATTTTGCTTTAAAAGCTACTGAGCTGGGTGTTGACTTATCTGATGCACCTAAAAGAAAAGGCACACAAGCTGTACAAGAGGCTTACGAAAAATTAAGTCAACAACTGCGTCTTACTTATGAAGAACCGTATTTGCAAGAATATATAAACGGTGATCCAGATGTAGTCCAATCTATTAATAATGATATCTATTCTCATCCACAACAGTACGGTGTTGGTAATTTTTTAGGTAATGCTATTATACAAGCTGTTCAGCGTTTAGAAAATGAAGGTTTACATAGACCGGGTCGTGAATTGGAAAATTTAGCTCAACAATTTGAAGCAGAGCCCGGAACGATAGACGAAGCTTATCAAGGAGTTCTTGCAGAAATTCCAAATCAATGGAATATGGCTTTTGTCAATGCAATTAACGGCAATGATCCTACGATAAGACGAACACTTGCTAATCACATGGAA